TGGCAGACGAGTCTGCAAATCACGCATTGATTGACATGGTGGCGTTTGCCATCTTGCTAATCCTTTTTACTTGCGTGGTGTACTTGATGAACTCGCTTTCGCACCTGTCCCATGAGGTGACGGTGCTGAACAATAAAATTAGTTTGGTGGTTACCAGCGACAACAAGCAAGCCACAAACACTGGCGCTGAACTTGCCCGTGAAAAATTGCGTCAGGACTTAGAAAAAGAGATTCAAAAGAACCGCGATGACATCATGCACAACAGGCAAGACATTGCTGTCATTTACGAAAAAATGAAGGCCAAGTGATGATTCCAATTGTTGCAACACTCCTCGGCACTTTGGCTCAGAACGGTCTGGGCCTTTTGTCTTCTGCAATCCAAGCAAAGGGCAAGCAAGTCGTTGAAGACGCCCTTGGCGTAAAGATTTCCGACAATCCTTCTGACGCTGAAGTTGCCAAGTTGCGCCAACTCCAATACGACCATGAAGAGCGTTTGCTTGAGTTGGGCATTGAAAAGGCTCGTATTGAACAAGAAGAGTTGGCGGCACTGCTTAAAGCGCAGGCAAACCAAGAAGACAATGTGTCCAAGCGTTGGCAGGCTGATATGTCTTCTGACTCGTGGCTGTCAAAGAATATCCGCCCCGGCACCCTGATCTACATCCTGACCGCCTTGGTCAACTGAGTAAAGTTGAACTGTGTTGATTTTCCAAGACCCACTGTGTAGAAGGTGGTGCCACTGCAAACAATGATTGCAGAGTCAGTTGGCTGGAGAATGATTGAAGCAGAGCCGTTGATGGTGTTGCCGCCACTGCCAGCCACCGTCAAAGCGCCAGTGCCGCTATTGCGAACAAACATGAACCAGTTGTCGCCAAGCGTAGAAGCAAGGGTAAGAGTCAGTGTTCCTGCACCGCCAGTCCACACATAGGTGCTTGAGCGGTCTGTTGTGAGCGCCGTGTAATTTGAGGAGAAAGTTGTGACTGGCTGGCTTTGGTTCAAAGTCTGACCAATTGCAAGCAGACCGTACCCAGCAAGGGTGGCCGCATCCGCGCCAGAAGAGCCAATGCCGTAAGCAATGATGCCCCATGTGCCTGCGGTTGTAGCGTTGGTCGTGATGTAGATGTATTGCGCTTGACCAGCGGCAACGGTTACGATGGTGTTTGCGCCCGTATAGTCTTTGACCGTCAAAGCAACAGCGCCCACATTTCGGATCAACGCATCGTTGCCAACTGAAGTTTGATTGGCTGGCGGCATCCACAACTCGTTGGCCGTGGAGGCGGTAGACACCTCCATAATACGAGCGGCGGCATCGTCAGTTGCTGTGCCATTGATAGGCCACTCCAACTGCAAGTCAGCCGTCAGGGTAATGCGGCGATAAGAGACATCCGTTGGCTGGATGACATTACCTGTGAAGGGGCTGTTATATGACATGATCAGGTATCCAATACTGCGGCTTGACGGTCACCAATACGCTGAACATCTTCTTGCTTCAGTGTCTGCATGATCTGGTCATAGTTTGCCTGCCACATTGGCATACGCTCGTCGTTCTTGAGGAACGGCATAGACTGCAAAAGAGAGCCATACAGCAACGCCTGCGGGGCGTAAATGGTGAACCAGTTCGTTTGGTTTGAAGAGTCGAGCGGTTGGATGCGCTCGTAATACAACACCTCAAAGGTGTAATCGGCGGCTGGTGTAGGAACCACCAACCAGTGTGTGTAGTCGTAGTCGCCGTAATAAACGGGAACACCTGTCTCTGTGGCATCAGGCCAATACTCACGCAGATACTCATACTTGCGAAGCAGGACGGGGGTGCGGCTTCCAGCCACCACAACATTCATTGAAACGGTTTTGTGCCAACGGGCAGGCTTGTCAATGACCGCTTGAGTGGCCGTCATTGTGCTGGGGTTGACTGTCAGGTTGCCCAGAAACTTGATCTGGCTGGCGATGATCTGCTCGGCCAGCATAATGAAAAGAGGTATTTTCTCAAGGGTAGCGGCGTCAGATCGCTCCAAATAAGACTGGATATTTTCGACTAAGGAGTCGTAAGTCATTACCGATGCGGTCGTCATTTGTTCTCCTTATCCGACATTGCGCTCAAAATGCGGGCAATCTACCAGCGATTTGAAGTTGCCACCCCAGCGGTTTTTGGGGTGCATATTCTCCCAATACGCGCCCAGCGGAGCAAGGGTTTCCTTGTTCCAGATTATCTGCCCATCCTTGAAAAAGTTCAAGTCGATAGCGCACCTCTTGAGGTGAATGGAGTTCATGGTCTTGGAGCGGCCAGCCTTGACATGGAGGGCTTGCTGTTCAGGTGTGCGGGCCAACTCCCCACCTGTGACCTTAAAACCAAGGCCAGTGGCGTATACGATCAGTTTGCAGGCATCCAGAAGGAATGCGGCTTGTTCGTCACTCAGGCTCATTCTTTGTCCTTTTTGCGCATTTCCATGACCTTCTCGACGGTGCGGCCACCAAAGTAGGCGGTCATCACCAACATACCCCACTGGCCGAGCAAGGCCACATAAGCCTCGTTGACCTCGATGCCTGCGGCACTTAGGCCAGCAAACAGCAAATAGGCGGTCAGGATGTAGATCAGGGTGCCGGGGCGGATATTCTTTGACAGCCACGAGTCAGAAGACATATCAGCCTGCCAACGCTTGGACACATTGTCTTCTTGGTTTGCTTGCGCTTTGAGCAACGCCGTCAACTCTTCTTGCTCAATACGGGCCTTTTCAATACCCAACTCAAGCAAACGCTCCTCGTGGTCGTATTGAAGTTGGCGCAACTTGGCAACCTCGGCATCGCTTGGGTCATCAGAAATCTTGACGCCAAGAGTTTTCTCGACAACCTCTTTGCCCTTTGCTTGGATCGCAGAAGACAAAAGGCCCAGACCATTCTGAGCCAATGTACCAAGGAGTGATGCAACTATTGGAATCATTTTTTCACTATCTTTTCGCGCTCTTCAAGCAATCTGACTTTGACTTGCAACTCATTGATGTGAAGCATCAATTGTTCTTTCATAATGGCGCGGCGCTCGGCAGAAATTGGGCTGTCTGTTGGCACACCCTCTTTCGTAATCAACGCAGGCATAGCGCCCTCAATTTTGGTCAGACGAGTGGAGAAGTCGTTGACTTGGCCCAAGAGCCAAGCAAGGGACGCCACAATGATTGGTATGACCGCCTTGAGAACATCTGCCCAATTCATAAGCCAAGCACCTTCTTAATGAGTTCACCAGCAACACCGGGGCCAAACAGCACGCAAACAATCACGCCATACAAGAGGTACTCAATCTTGGTCATACGCTTTGAGCCATCGTCAAAGCGACCTTGAATGCCCTCATAACGCTGGGCGCAGATAGCCTCGTGGACGCTTAGACGCTTGTCAGTCTCCGAAGCAAGTTCGTGGACATCCGCCATCTCATTCGTCTTTCTGCTCTGCCTCTTGAGGCTTTGCCGCGTCTTGGATGGATTGAATCAAATGAAACACTTCCTGATAAGGACGAGTTCCAAGATAGCCAAGAATCAGGTTGACGGCTTCAACTGGTAGTTCAATTTTCATATCACACCCCGCCCAAAGCAGTAAAGCGATTCCAGACCCAATCGGTTGCGGCTGATGGGTTAAATGGAACTGTTGACTCTATGTTGGTTGGCTGTGCCGGGTCTTGCTCAGTCCAGTTTGCGCCCACTGCGGTGAGGTAAGCCAACAAGTCAGCCTTGGTTGGAATGATCTCAAAATCGCCCGTAGCGTTGTCGTTGGTGATGCCAATCTGCACCAAGTCGCGAGGCCAAGGTGTGTTGGGGTCAGTGACGCCATAAACACCACCCACGCCGTCCATACCAAGGTACAGGAATTCTGGGATAGTGCCTTCGGCTGTGAGCCGATACTTCATTACATTACGCGCCATTTCATGCTCCTTGAGAGTATTGGCCGCTGAACAAATACGAGCCGAAGTGGCCTAGTTCACACCAAGGTGCGGCCCAGACCTCTCCGCCGTGTTCGCGGTAGTTGTGACAAAAGAAAAAGTCTTCGGACAGGAGTTTATCGCCACTCATGCCAACTTGGAAGAAGTCATAAACGGGTTCTCCGTCAGGAATCGACTGCCCGCCGTTTGTGTACTGCCGCACATGAGGAATGAGGGTTTCAAACGCATCACGGCGGATCAACATGAACCCAGTGCCAGCCCACTCCACTTGGAAGGGTTGCTCTGGGTTGACCATCTTGTGGCCGTTTAATTCGTGGATATTAAAGATGCCAGTCAGTTTGTGCAGTTCCTTGTGGTTCAGCACAGCGCCCTGACGCACCCGACTCCAGTTGATGCCCTTCATGGGCACGCAACCAGCGATCAAGGGCTTGTCGGCTTGGATCATCTTGACGATGTCTTGCGGGCGGAACTTTTGGTCTGCGTCAATAAACAGCAGGTGACTGGCATCCGTCTTCAAGAAGTGGTGCGCAATGGTGTTGCGACCACGCTGAATCAAAGACTCGTTGCCAAGAAACACGCAGGTCATCTTGTGACCATTGCGCTCCATGTCACTTTGCAGTTGGAGCAGGGACTGCGTGTACTCGCTACAGCACATCCCGCCATACATTGGGGTTCCAATGACCAAGTGCATTACTTGCTTTCCAACTGAGGGGTGTTGGTCAAAGACTGACGGTCAAGAACCGCAAAGCCGCGATTGGCGGCAAACTTCTCAGCGCAGTCTTGGAATTTGTCAGCACAGGCTTCCAGCCACTGCACAGTCATTTCGTGCGTTGGTGCTTGGCCCTTGGACATCATCTCGTTTTCCATCGTGAGGTAGGCAAACACCTCCGCTTGCGCTTGAGCGGCGTTGATGCCCAAGTCGAAGAGATAGATCATGTTGCCTTCGTCAATCACGCCACCACGGGCACGAGCGGCGTTCAAGCCCTGCTTCATGCAGGTCATCACATGGTATCGCTTCTCTTCCAGTTCGTAGTCCTCTTCAGTGATCTCTGTCTTGCCAATTTTTGCCAAGAGGTTGTCGTACTGATTGATGAAGAAGTTCAGTTTGCGAACTGCGCCCTCCATGTAATTCTGCGTACTTGAAGCGTTTGCCTTGGCCTCAATGATTTCCAACTCCAACAACTCACGGTCAAACTGATCGGTGGCTTCGGCCAACTGCGCCTCTTTACGACGGCACTCAATCTCGGCTTTTTTCAGTTTGAAGTGGTTCTCTTGCAAAGCCGCTCTGGTCTGCTCAATCTCAGCCAGCGACTGGTAGATTGAACGCAAAGGGGTCAGCGTGGTCACATCCAAGGTGACATTCATAAACTGCGAATGACCCTTGAAAAAGTTGGTCGCAGTCTTCATCACCGCAGGCAACTTAGAGTCAATGTTGTTCAGCATGACCCCGTACTCAGGCTTGACGGTTGTCAGCGAAGTCGAGATGTTTTGGATGGTCAGATCGTTCAAAGGTTACTCCTGTGTTTGTGGAAGTTGAACTTTAACACAAGGCCAAACTCAAAGTCCACCCTGAGAGCCACAGCAACTCATCAACATACCGCCTTGGGTTGAATATCCTAAATTGCCAAAGAATGTTCCATTCCCTGTGCTTGCCATTGTTATGTAGTCTACTGGCAACGCCACTTCTTTTGGAAACTTGGTTGCTGTTGCAAGCCAGAACAGTTCTACATCTGATTCCATAAAAGGAGTCATTTGCGGTGGCAACACTACAGGTAGCGTTACGATTAACACCATCAGTTATGTGACGATTGCTTCAACTGGCAACGCAACAAATTACGGGACATTGGCGGTTTCGACCAACATGGCGGCTTGTTCCAATTCCCACGGAGGCTTGTAAATGTCTAAAAAATGGCCCGGTGGCATCATCACCCCGACCCCTGCAACTCCAACAGGGCCGTATCAAACAGGCGCGGCCCCCGGCATCTGGACGCTGAGTCAACAAGCGTTTTGGAAAAAGCAAGGTCTGTGGCCCATTGCTGGAAATGTTGCGCCTGCTTGGGCTTTGTGGGCTGGCGGGATGACATCCAACAATGCCTACATTGTTTACGCAAACCTAAACACAACTGGAAACTTTTCTTTGTGGGGCAACCTCACAACTTCACCAACTAGTGGTGGCGTAGGCTTGTCAAGCACAACTAGGGGTGTATTCTGCGGTGGAAGTGTTTCAGGCCCATCTTCAGTAATGCAGTATGTAACTCTTTCCTCCACTGGCAATGCAACATTTTTTGGTAACTTGGCAAGCACCACAGGTGCCAATAATGGTGTTGCGGGCGTTTCTAGCCCAACTCGCGGAGTCATTATGGGTGGTAATGACAATGCTGTGGGGCGTACAAACAATATGTCATACATCACCACCGCAACTACTGGAAACACAACATTCTTTGGTGATTTAACTCAGCAAGTTTTGAGGCGTTTGGAGAAGCAAGTGCGGCCTGAACTCCGTACACAGAGTTTGACAGCGCCCCGTTGAAGTACATGGTCGAAGTGGAGTAAAACCTTCCACCAAACGATGTGGTAGTTCCGCCCGACGGGATGTTGAAATACTGAATGGTGTCAGTAGCAGAGTTGGAAAAAGTGTACCCATAAGCCCCGGCAGGAATGATGACAGGCCAAAGGTTCAAGCCTCTGGCTTGGTACTGAGCAGGGAGTGTCCATACACCTGAATATGATGGCATTTATAAACCTCCGTTGGCTTGAGAACAAGCGCCTAAATGTTGCTCTCCTTGACTGGTCAAATATCCCCAAGTGCTGGAGTTGCCAGTAGTGGCAATAGTGATGTAGTCAATCGCATTGTAATTAGAGCCACCAAGTGGGTTGGGGTAATTACCACCAGAAATAAATCCGTATGTTTGGCTTGAAAAACCAGACGGGCCATTTCGTCCTTGCGACAACGAGCCAAAAGTTGTGGCGTTACCTGTCGTTGCAATTGTCACATAATTTATTGCTGTTTGACCGTGAGTTGTTGGAGT